CAGCGGTTTGTGTCTGGAGTCACGACGACGATAAAAAAAGAGCGTCAGCACGATAACCGTGCATAACGCCACATTCAGCAATCCGGGAAGGTTACTTAACATTGCCGCCTCCTCCGCCCCGCAGGCGGGAGAACACACCGGACACCAGTGATGCAATATCCTGCTGGTGGATGAACGACAGAATCTTCACCGACACCACTGACACCAGCACTGCACACAGTGCGTCGACAGGTGCACCGTCAAACCCTGTATGCTTTACCAGCCAGGACGCCAGAACCTCTGCCCCCAGCACGCCGATAATGAACGACACCAGAAAATGCGCCGCCACACGCCAGGCTGAAAGCGCCTGCGGCATCGTTGCCACAAATAACGCACCGGCGAACGCACCAAACACAATCCCGAAATCCGTCCCGGTAAACAGCCCGTACACCGTCGCCCCGCCGAGCGCCGCAGCCGTGCCGGAACCGGATAAGGGTTCAGACATACTTTTTTCTCCTGTAAATAAAAAAGGGCCACCAGCGGCCCGTAAAAAACACCCCGTCAAAAGCACCGGCATCCGCAGATGCCCTTTGCGTGGCGTTATTTGATGCGCGCCAGATGTGGCGCAAAGAAATGAAATAAGACTTATCGGAAATTAATGTTAATTTGAGGATTTAAACCACTTCTGAATCTTAGTAGTATGAACATGTCCCCGGAAGGGGGCCAATACTTATTATTCTTCATGGACTTTGTCCCGCGGTCTTAATCCGACGACCGCGCTACTTTTCACCCTCTCGCAAATTGCTATCCAAAGGACGTTGTCCCACGAGTATTCCTGGATGCTCGTGTCTTTTTTCGTCATGAGAAAGGAATAAAAAAACCGCCAGATATGGCGGTTGGTCAATGCAAGGGATGAATTTTTTAATTGTTATTAAACCGAGGCGTCTGGCGCCTCCCGAAGTATTCCGTGCTGTATGGATACTGTGATTTCCAGCTAAACCGACTCTTTAAACCACACTCGCACTGAGGTGCGCCTCTTTGGTGCGATTTACAACACCAGAATGATGCATCACCGACCCTGCCAGGAAATACAAAATCTCCACCGATAATGCACCATTCTGCTGTCGTAAAAAAATCAGCACTGAGGCTACACCTGGCCTCAAATTATAGCCAGAGAACAGAATGCTTTTTCAAAACAACCTGCTCCCACGTAATAAAAAATACACCAGTGACGCAATACAATAAGGCTTGTTGCAAATGCTGGAGCGGGTAGCGGGAATCGAACCCGCATCATCAGCTTGGAAGGCTGAGGTAATAGCCATTATACGATACCCGCATATGGTGCCGACTACCGGAATCGAACTGGTGACCTACTGATTACAAGTCAGTTGCTCTGCCTGCTGAGCTAAGTCGGCATTGGTTCCTCAAGAGAAATAAAAATGACCGCGCTTTATATCCCATTCGGAACCGAAGATGGATATTAATAATGCCGGCTCTTTTTTCAATAGAAAATCATGTCAATATTCGTAAATATATGTATGTATTTTTATTATTCATGAATTTTAGAAAAATAACATGCGCATTTAACGTACTGCACCACTTTCCGGACACAAAAAAACCCGCTCGGCGGCGGGTTTAAGCTGTGTGGCGTAGTAACCACTCTTAACAGGATATTCAACTTTTTACGATCGTAAAGCGTTCGGGGGAAATTTTTAAAGCCTCATCAGTCGTTCCACCAGTTGCTCTTTACGGGCAACGATCCAGCCGTATTGCTCCAGATAAAATTTAAACCGTTCCAGAGTGCATACCATCGCATCGGCGGGGGCTTTTTCCGTGAATTCGACCTGACCATGTTTATCGAAGTGGATCAGCAATGCGCATCCATCATTTGGTGTTGGGGAGTTTTGTGCTGCTGGTGGCTGTTTCTGGCTGAAATAACAGTCTTCCAGTTTTTCGAACACATCCCACGCCTGATCGGTTTCCAGCATTTTGGCATGACGGGCTGCTCCGCGTTCTGTCCAGAGGATAAGGGAGCGGGTTTTCGGGGGAATTTGTAACCCTCTTAAAGATGGTTGCAAATTTTGTGAGTTACTTAAAGTAACCCGCAAATTTTTCAACTCATCACCAACAACCTTGAAAAAGTGTTTACCCTCAACAAAACGCTCGGAATTACGGGTGTAATTTACTTTGATGTTGTTGATATCGGTACAGTAAAGCTGTGCCAGTAACTCGGTAGTGATAACGGGAATTTGGTTGTGTGTAATTGGGGAAAGAGTTTCGACAGAAATCTGAGTGGTCATAACGATAACTCCGTACATTTGGACATTATCGCCACCGTCAGGTGCTAATCATCGTGGTGGCGAACTGTGCGGGGTTAGCACTACCGGGTACGGAAACCGGCGAGCCTTTCGGCTCCCCCACACAGCCCGCCATAAATCGCGAATATGACTGTGCAAACGATATGAAAAAAGACGCGGGCGCGCCTCATATCGCTCCGTAAACATCCGGGGTGCTAATCCCGACAACCGATTTTGCGGTTGCGTCGGAAATATAGCCCCGGACAATGTGTCTGGTCAAGCTCCTACATGATTCGTTCTACGTATCTGTCCATCTCCAGTCGGATATCAAGCATCATCAACATGCCATCAATAACCCCTTCCGCTTTCTGCAGGCGCTTGCCAATACAGGTATCCGAACACCCATGCTTTCGTGCCAGCCCCATAAAAGTCATTCCACCTACGTAATAATCCACCAACAAATCGTGCAAATCCTGATTTTTCTTGTTCAACCGGGCCATGCAGCCACAAATTATCATTGCATCATCATCAGAACACTGAGGGCGTGATTTCACTTTCGGCGGGATTAATCCTTTAAAACCAGCAGCTATTGACTCCCATGACACATCTTCGTGATTGTTTGCAGCCCATGCTCCCCACCGCTCCATAACCTGCTGAATATCACGCGCCATCGTTATCACCTGTAATTTCGTAAATCTTCACGCCCAGCCGACCACCAGGAACGAGCTGACCGCGCACAATATTGATTTCATCAAACTGCTCATCGTCCATTAACACTCCCGCATGCGTCAGCGCATCCAGCGGTGCTTTCAGGATATTGTCCAGGTCGCGACGACGCTTATCCGGTGGCTCTGCAATCACCTTTATCGCCAGCCTTCCGGACAGCCTTAATTTCAGCCGCTGCTGGCGAACAATAAGCGCCACAGCCCGGCGATAACGCTTTCCCTCCTCAGAGATAAAATATGTGCTGCCACGGCGTCGCCAGTAGGTGTTCACCGTCGGCGGGTAAGACAAAACAAACTCTATACGCATCAGTCACCTCTTTTACCCGAGCACGCCGGTTGCAAAGGCGTGATCAAGAAAACGAAAAATTAAATCAACCTGAGAACCATGTTTTTCTTCAAACGCCAGCGGATCCGCATGAAGCTCGTTGTGATGCTCCCGACACAGCGGTAGCGTGAAAATATCGTGGGATTTTGTTCCTATCCCTCCCTGACCGTGACCAATCAGGTGATGGGGATCGTCGGCTGGCTGACCACAACACGCACACGGCTGTGTCTTTACCCAGCGTGTGTATTTCTCGTTTATCCAACGGCGACGTTTAGGTCGTTTCATGAAAGATTCCGGAGACTCCGGATCTACGGCAATGCTGACCACCGTCTTTTCCTGTGGTGCGTTCTGTTGCTGGTGGACGTGAGGCAGCGGCGCAAGATTTTTTGTGCGCTGTTTCAGTATGCTGTTGGCGGTCTGCTCTCCCGGTACGATGTCGCTTTCACGGTACATTGAGCGGATTTTTTCCGCACGCAACCCCAGCGAACCACGTAATACCGCTTCCGGTAGCGCGTCCGCCACCTGATTGCGGACCGCCCACCAGGATAATTCAGCCAGAGATAATTCACGCTCCTGCGTACCGCTTATTGCGTGACCGATGACGTCAATCATCCATGCTGACAGGTTTTGATGAGCAAGTTGCCCGAGTGATTCGGATGTCTGGTCACGCAGCTGGTTGTCGCAGTGCCAGCACAACACCATTGCGCCGGTACCATATCGGTGAATAACGGTTTCGCTGTGATGATAATCGCCGTGTGGCCACTGGCAGGATTTGACATGACGCAACAGCCAGTCAGACAGTGCCCCAGCACCACCAGCAGCACGAATCACCCGCTCATCGCTGAAAAATGGCAGTAATGATTTATCCTCCGCCAGCGGCTGGCGAACAGCAGGAACGACTCCGGACGGCAGACCGCGCATGCTTTTCGGTTCCGGCTCCACCAGAACTCGAGGGTTATGAAATACCTGCATGGATTCACGGCCCGGTTTTAGCACCACCAGCCCAAGTTCCGGTACCGGAACAGGTCGAAGTAACACCCGCACGTTACCTCCAGATGCGTTGCTGGTATGTGCGGGATGAACGCGGTGGGCGTTCGGAGTAAGGGAGTCTGACTGAGATTATCCAGTGACGGTAGTCGAGGCTAAGAGCTTTCTTAACCTCGTATCCGCGCCTGCGGTAACACTGAATTATCCATTCCGCCTGCTCTTCAGTGCATGGAGGATGCTGGAACCAGTCTGATTTGAATGCGTGAAAACGCCGTCCGCACCTACTGGCAAAGACGGCAGAATCATTAGAATTGTGTAATTTGGTATCGTGCGCCATCGGTTGTCTCTGCTGGCGCAGCAGGTGCCAGTTGTTCAGGCTGGCGTGCGAATTGTAAACCAGAATGCCAGGAAAAAACAAAACCCGCCGAAGCGGGTTACGTGCGGGTGCGTTGAGGATGCCTGCCACATAAGAGGTGGCGAGGGATTTCTCCCTCGCCTGGTCTCTTACTCCTCAGGTTCGTAAGCTGTGAAGACAGCGACCTCCGTCTGGCCGGTTCGGATTCGTACCTCGCAGAGGTCTTTCCTCGTTACCAGTGCCGTCATTATGACGGTTAAACAGATGACGATCAGGGCGATTAACATCGCCTTTTGCTGCTTCATAGCCTGCTTCTCCTTGCCTTTCGGCACGTAAGAGGCTAACCTAGATTTGCCGTTCATAGATTGAGCCTCAGATTAATGTTAAACGTCTTGCAGGACGCGTAATGTTAACTGGGGCTTTTCTCTATCTGCCTTTGGTGTTCATGCCTGAGGCAGATAGCCTCAAGCACCCGCAGCAATTCTACTTAACTCCCGTCACCTCGCCAATATAAAATCAATCAGAAAGGCGATCCGTAAGAACAATAGCAAGACAATAAATTGCCATTACAGCCGCAATAGCTAGCGCATATTTGAGAACCAGCACGACAACCTCCTGTATTGGACGTACACCAGTTCTGATAAATATGAGGCTGTCTCATCATTGATTCAATATAACTATTGGGTATAGTTTCTGTGATTTTGTTTTGTAGAAATGGAACACAACAACCAGTTACCACCAGCACTTCTTTAAATACGCCAAGTCCGACGCAAGCTAACCTTCTAGTCCGCTTTGAGCGAGAAACGGAAGTTGGTTTGCTGGTAGCAATCTAAAAGTGAATGGTCCGGTTAAGTTGGGCGTTTACAGTTACTCGGCAAACTACTCCAGCTTGATGAATAAGTATTTTTAATAAATTTCAGCCCGCGATGCCGCGGACATTCATACGGGCTGTTATATTACCAGATTAAGGGGTCACTAAAGGTGTGGTGTGGCTACCTATCACGTATTCTTTCAGAAAAAGACGTACTTCTGATTAGAAAGGAATATCATCGTTCTTAACGGCATCATCAGAGATGAGAGCACCTGTTGGCAGAGGTACATTACTTACAGTATATAAATTAAGAATGTCTTCCCGGTCCATAAATATTATCTGGCTTCTTTTGCTGGCATCAAGTTTCCCGCCCAGCCAGTTCCTCGCCTGTTTAGTAATTTCTCCGCCAGCAACGATAAAGGCATGATCTACCAGCACCTTTCTATTTGTTTCTGGGTCAAATATTTCATGGCCAAGCATCATCAGTACCTGGTTGAAGATTTCTGCCACGTTTGAATTCGTAGATTTGCTGGCACCGGACGCATCCAACTTACCTTTTTTTGCCTGAATGCCGAAATAAAGAACATGCTGAGTTGGCAGTGTGAACTTCATCCAGATGTCTTTCCCGTATTCCAGCGCTTTATCTTTATGTCCCACTGCTGTTATCCGGTGAAAACCAAGTTGCCGGAATAAAGGAAGGAGAATATCTTCTATTAACTCATCTTCTGAGCAGGTATCAAGAAACGCGGTCAGTAACCTTCTGCATTCTACTTCGTGAGGCGTTAAGGGCCGATGAGGGTTATTACTGACTGAAACCGTTTTGGTATCGGTATGGCGTATATACAAAAGGCGATCGTCACCATAGAATGCCTCATAGCCTTCCCGCATCAAAGGCTTGTTCAGTTCTTCAAGCGCCTTTAATCTTCCTGGATCGTCATCCATTGCATCTTCTTTTAACATTAAAGTTCTGAGCACATGAACAAACCTTTCCGGCAAAGTATGTGGCTTTGACTGTGGCTCATAAAGAAGTTCTTCAAGCCTCTGGGCCGTCCATTTCCACCGAGTGGATCCGTCATGAGTAACATCCATGCCGCAGTCCTGGAAAAATTCAGTGATGTGACTGCTTGAACGATACAGAAATGCCTTATTATCTCCTATGATACATTCCGCGAGAGCCTTAAGGTTCTTGTCCTTAAATTTCATGTGTAATAATCTCCCCCTCGTTTAGAATATAGAATTAATTGCAGGCACCGATTGTTCGGGTGACTGTTAGCGATTCACTACTCATTACCACTTATTCATACAAAGAAACATCCGAGGCAGTTGTTGGACAGGTATAAGTGGCGGAACCTTCATACATTAAGTGTCTCCCCATCATAATGGTGTCAAAACGTCACGGCAACAGGATTAACAAACTCCCGTTAAGCAGGCTTGAACCGACGCGCTTTTATCATTTCCTGAGAACAGAAAAAATCAAGTGCCCCTTTATCTGTTGAACAACACTGATAGTTGTTAAATACTTCCGCTTATGGCACAGGGCTGCTGTTGCAGCCCTGACAACCTTAGACTTCAATCGATTCAGAAATCTCTAACGCATCATCGACTTCAATGCCCAGATAACGGACTGTGCTTTCCAGTTTCTTATGACCCAACAGAAGTTGGATCACCCGGAGATTCTTGGTTTTCTTGTAGATCAGGTAAGGTTTTGTTCTTCTCATGGAATGTGTGCTGTAAAGCGAATCTTCGAGACCAAGCTTTTCTACCCCCCCATGAAAGATTCGGTTGTATTGCCGGGTTGAAATGTGCTGGTTAGTTCCGACCCTAGACCGAAACAAGAAGTCTTTACTGTGCAAATTGCTAAGCTGTATCAATGCAGCAACAGCTTCTCTTGTCCCTTTGGTTATCTCAAATTGAACAGGGCTACCGGTTTTCTGTTGCAACACCGTTGCTCTGCTTGAAACAGAGCCACCATATGCAACATCAGATACTTTGAGTTTGACCAGATCACAGCCTCGAAGCTTACTATCCAGGGCCATGTTGAACAGAGCTAAATCGCGAGTTTTACCTTCCAGTTCAAGTCGGATTCGGATACCCCAGATATGAGATATCTGAAGTGGTCTTTTTTGGCCTATGATACGGTCTTTGTTCCACGGTGACGTGTTCATACTCAAATCTCCTGCAATGTGGGAGATTTGAGTATGGTTGTCCCTTATGAGCGAGGAGTGGACCTTGTTATGCTCACGGCCAGAAAGCGCTATGTAAGTTTGGGGTGAGTTTGGTTATGCTGTATTCCTGCCATAGTCGTTACTCCAGTTAACAGTGTGGTCAGATGCCCTATAGTATCACGAGCACTATAGGGCGTTGTCTTATGATCCAACTGCATGATGAGCTTAGGCTATTGGATTAAAGAACTAGTTAGAACTGAATTAAAGACAAAGGGAATCACTCCTAAAGGCCAATTATTCATTGAAAAGGAATTGGTATGAACGCAGGATTACACTTCAGTGAGATCAGCAAAGAACAATTTGATATTTATTTTTACGGTCGCTCACCTTACCTTAAGACATTTTCTGAGGAGATACGCTGGTTTAAATATGAGGGGAATGGGATAACATTGTTATCCACAATAATCATATGCAATATTGATAAAGATTTTAACGCAATAGTCTTAGGTCGGGATTTAGATAAAAAATTCAGAGCAATAAACGTCTTGGCTTCATTTGATTCAATGGATGTCTTGCTTAATAATTTGAACGATGACATACCAAAGATGCTGGCGCAGCACCAAAATGGTACATTCATGCAAGGCGATGAATCAACCAAACCTTTTTCATTATTCTTGAGTAAGGTCCCAGCGAAAAAAAGGAATGTTTATATAAAAATGCTCCTCGAAGACCCTCTTCATTTCCCTGCATATATTGTTCTTGAGGAACTTGCATACTGGTTCAAAGATCCTGATGGAATATTTATAAGGGATTTTCAAAGTGATGCATTTAATTCAAGGTTATTTGAATTATATTTGAACGCTGTATTTTATGAACTCGACTTTGAAATGAATAGAGAATACAATCAACCAGATTTTCTGCTATCTAAATTTGGAGTGGAAATTGCTGTAGAGGCTGTAAGCATTGCTGAAGCAGAAGCCCCTCTTGAAAGAAAAGTCATTAACGATGAACAGATGGATGAATTAAGAAAACATGTTCTAAATGTCATGCCTTTTAAGTTTGCAAGAAGTTTATTAAAAAAAGTCCGGCATTGCCCTGAGCCAGAGAAAGTTCATTACTGGGAACTCAACCATACAAAGAACAAACCATTTGTCATAGCAATGCAGGATTATTCAAAAAGAATGTCCATGGCCTTCTCAAGCGAAGCCTTGCATAGCTATTTGTACGGGATTGATATTGAGTCAGGCATTTCTATTGAAAGACATACAGATGAAAATAGAAGTATCAAGTCGAACTTTTTTGGCTCAGAACAAAATAATTATGTTTCTGCCGTTTTACTCACTACTCAAGCAACCATACCTAAGTTTAACCGGATGGGAATTCTTGCAGGTGTAGAGGCGAGTGGATTCAAAGTGTACGTCAGTGGTGTTAAAACTGATCAGGATGCAGCCCCACATCCATTTTCAGCCGATGTAAGTGACCCTAACTATCAAGAACCATGGTGTACAGCCATGTACATGTACCATAATCCAAACGCTATACACCCTGTTGACTATCAATTATTCCCAAATGTAGTTCATGTATTTAAAAAGGACGAACACTTTGAAGAGTACATTCCCAGAAACTATATTCTCCAATCGACTACTATGATATGTAAAACGGAATAAATTGTGGTTTACTAAAAGCTAATAAATGATTAATGCGTTTTTCCGTATTAATCGTTTATTATCAAAGCAATTCACCACGAATCCACACCTGTACTTCCGATAGCCGATAAGCTACCGCTGAAGATCCAATTTTGATGCGCTGGTTTTTCGGGGGGATTACTCTGGTTCTTCATCGAAGAGCGGAGTACCGGAGTTACTTATCGTCAGAGTGCTACGATTTCGCTGAATACAGAACTTCAACTTGATAAGTGCAGTTTCTTTAAGCCCCCCTGCAAACCAACCATCAACTTTTGGAGGGCTCTTGCATACCAACGTCCGCTCTTTGCACAGAGCGGACGATATCACTGAGCTGAAGGTCCGCTGAGAGCGAGGAACGGACATTACTAACAGCATTCTGTGTGAATCACCAGGGAGCAGGTCAGCGCCACTACTCTATATAATCGCTAACGATGACAAGTATAATTATATAAGTCTTTGCCCTTAGCTTTTGGATAAAATTGTTGAAGTTTCACGAAAATAATGATAAACAAAAACAGTAGCAATAATTATGGATTTAATTATGGAATGGAGATTTTTAGGTTCTCTATCAGAGGCCAGGAAATCTGGCTGTAGCGGAGTTTATCTTATTGTCCATAAAGGACTTTTCAGTCGTGTGGTTTACGTTGGGGTAAGTTGTAATGTAGGTAGAAGGATAACCGAACATTACGACGGTTATCTTAGAGGAAATCGAACAATTTACGACGCTGGTCACGACGAAGACGTTTATCGCTTCATGTCAGCTTATAAAATTCATAACCACACAAAATACTATCAAGCCTTGGCGAATGATTATAAGATATGGGCATCTACCACAATGTATTCTGATTTGCCGAAAAACATGCTAGCAAAAAGCCAAACCTTTGATACTGATTGGCAGAGCATTGCATTAGAAAAATATATTCCTCAACTGGTAGTATGGGCCCTTCCAATGGCAAAGTACTGTTATTTAAATGCAAGCAGGATTGAAAGTGTAATCCAATCAAAGCTCATTAAATCTTTTGATTTGAGAGGTTTTTTTAATATAAAGCAATTAAGCATATTGGGTAAAATTGAATATCCCTATATGGAAAAGGTCAAAGTTTTCATTATTAACACACCTGATTTAGACCCGGCATCCCAGCTTATTTTTAGCAATCTATATAACAAAAAAACTGATAACAACTTCTGTAAAGAGTTCCGTTCACAATTTAAAAGCGAGATTTTTCAGAGGGAAAGTGAAACTCAGAGAAAGCGAACTATCAGGGAGCATAAGGTATCTCTTTATGAAAATTATGGCAAGCCTTGGACTTTAAAGGAAATGGAAAAACTTAGAGTCATGCTTGTTGATTTTGATTTGTCCCCGATAGAAATATCTGAGTATCTAGGAAGAGAGCCGCGCTCTATATCTAAAAAAATAAGCGAAAATGATAAAGTTACTAATTATAAATGGCGAGAGAGCGTCGGCTGGTTGTGACGTTACGTTTTGATTGAAATAACCCCCATTTTGCAAAGTCCGCTCTTGGCACAAAGCGGACAACCACGCTAGCTCTACCCTGTGCCACAAAATGTCAATTTGCATCTGAACTAATGCACTTTAATCTCGTCACTTCAATAAATACCGGACATCCCCCTGATAAAACGACAATATGCGCTGCATAACTTCGCTTTTACGACACTCAGTACAAATCATATTATGACGCCTGTCGTAACGACGTATTTCTCCGTCAGGTAATGACCAGATAAGGTCCGGATCAACCGCAGATGGTTCCTTCAGCTTTGCCCTTGAGAGCTTTTTACGGGCATTTTGCCAGTCCTTACGCGCCTGTTCAGACGGGAATAACCCGTAACCAGAGTTGTATACATCGCCGCTGGCAACCAGCTCTCTTGCGAGAACGCTCATCAGATATCTTGTCGCACCTGTCTTGACTTCCAGTTGCCGTAACGTCTCACGCCCACTCCGGCGTACGAGTTCAACAACCTGCCCTTTAATTTTTTCCCGCTCTTCTTGTGTAAAAACTTTTGCCACAAGCCCTCCTGAAAATTACCTCATGACCAGAAATTAACACTTACCCCCTGAAGCCCGGCGGAATTTCGGTATCCGGCTCAGAAATATGATTCACACAACGCTGTACAGACGAACGCCCCAGGCGGATAACCAGTTCATCCCATTTTTCGCGAAGCTTTGACGGACTCATGATATTTTTTACCCAGAATGGATCCCGCTGCACCCGACCAAACATTTCACAAATTTGTCTGTGAGTTCTGCCATCCAGCATCCGCATTGTGCGCACGTCGTTGGCCCATGCGGTCCAGTTGGGTTCTTTCGGTCGCGAAATCTCGCCATCATCGCTGGCGGCCTGCTCGTAAAGACTCACGATTCGCCCCCAGATCCACTGCGCACACGCCAAATCTTCCTGGCTGCCCCACTGGCGTTTTTTCGCACTGAACACAACCGCGTCAGGGTGTCGGGTTAAAAAATCCTGTTCAACCGTCTGCGGGTCCGGTTGCGAAGCTTCCGGACGAGAAGTCTTTTTATTCTCTGTAGTAATCTCTGTTGTATTCTCTGTAAGATCATCAGGCCATTTTGACCCGATGACATTGAGTCGTTTTGAACCAATGGAGCGTTTCATTTTGACCTCTTCCATCGTGTCATTTTGACCTGATGGAGCGGCGCATTTTAAACCGATGGATTCGCTCAATTTGCCACCATCTAAAAGCTCGCTCCCGTAGTTGATCGTGTAGAAATTGGTCATATCGCGCTTTGATTTATTGAGCTTTTCACAACGCAAAAGCCCCAGCGTTTTCAGACTTGCAAACGCGCGCTTTAACGTTGACTCTGACCAGAATGGGAACTGTTCCAGCCATTGTTCCGTTGTGTTATAAATCCAGCGAACACCATCACATTCCATGCCGGAGTTGGTATCTCTCAACCAGTAGTGCAGTTGTTGCAAAACAATGGCTTCGTTTAAGCCAATTTTCATTGCCAGCTGCGTGTTTATAACCAGTGGGCGTTCAGCAAAAAGAAGACTCATAATTCCATCCAGCTTTTTGTTGGTATTGCTGTCGATACGCAAGCTTGAAAGCAATTGCTTTTTCTATAAGTTCGTCAGTTTCACGATCTACAACGGCAGGATCTGCAAAAAGCAGTCCGGATTCCACCACATCGCCATATTCTTTATTTAACCCGGCGATCATGTACGTAATACTTTTTCCATCACTGATCTCACGATACAACCTGAAATCACTAATCCGGATATCCGACGTTAATTGTTAACTGGTTAACGTCACCTGGAGGCACCAGGCACTGCATCACAAAATTCATTGTTGAGGACGCGATAATGAAAACGTTATTACCAAACGTTAATACGTCTGAAGGTTGTTTTGAAATTGGTGTCACTATCAGTAACCCTGTATTTACTGAAGATGCCATTAACAAGAGAAAACAAGAACGGGAGCTATTAAATAAAATATGCATTGTTTCAATGCTGGCTCGTTTACGTCTGATGCCAAAAGGATGTGCACAATGAATTCAGCATTTGCGCTTGTTCTGACAGTTTATCTTGTTTCCGGAGAGCCAGTTGATATTGCAGTCAGTGTTCACAGGACAATGCAGGAATGTATGACTGCAGCAACCGAACAGAAAATTCCCGGTAACTGTTACCCGGTCGATAAAGTTATTAACCAGGATAATAACGAAATCCCGGCAGGTCTTTAAAACAGTTCCGTAATAAATATCCGGTTTCATTCTTATATGCCAGCAATGGCAGGGATTTGTTCATCCTTAAATCTGTCATGAGGTTAAAACAAAATGAGTAAAGTCTTTATTTGCGCCGCTATTCCTGACGAACTGGCAACAAGGGAAGAAGGCGCTGTGGCTGTAGCCACAGCCATTGAAGCTGGCGACGAACGCCGTGCTCGAGCAAAATTTCACTGGCAATTCCTGGAGCATTATCCGGCTGCTCAGGACTGCGCTTATAAATTTCTTGTCTGCGAGGATAAACCTGGCATACCCCGCCCTGCCCTCGATTCATGGGATGCTGAATATATGCAGGAAAACCGCTGGGATGAGGAGTCTGCTTCTTTTGTCCCGGTTGAGACTGAATCCGATCCGATGAACGTCACTTTTGACAAGCTGGCCCCTGAAGTACAGAACGCTGTCATGGTTAAGTTCGACACATGTGAAAACATCACCGTTGATATGGTGATTAGCGCGCAGGAATTGTTGCAGGAAGACATGGCAACATTCGACGGACATATCGTTGAAGCGTTGATGAAAATGCCAGAAGTTAACGCCATGTATCCGGAGCTTAAGTTGCACGCCATTGGGTGGGTTAAGCATAAATGTATTCCTGGTGCTAAATGGCCCGAAATTCAGGCAGAGATGCGCATCTGGAAAAAACGTCGCGAAGGTGAACGCAAGGAAACCGGAAAATACACGTCTGTTGTTGATCTCGCCCGCGCCAGAGTCAACCGACAGCACACTGAAAACTCAGCAGAAAATATCTCCCCTGTCACTGCAGTCATTCATCGCGAATACAAGCAGACATGGAAAACACTGGATGACGAACTGGCCTACGCTCTCTGGCCTGGTGATGTGGATGCCGGAAACATTGACGGCAGCATCCATCGCTGGGCAAAAAATGAAGTTATCGACAACGACCGCGAAGACTGGAAGCGTATCTCGGCATCGATGCGCAAACAGCCTGATGCCCTTCGCTACGACCGCCAGACTATTTTTGGCCTTGTCCGTGGACGTCCGATCGACATTCACAAAGATCCTGTGGCACTGAACAAATACATTACTGAATACCTGACTACAAAGGGCGTGTTTGAAGATGAAGGAACAAATCAGAGCGCAACTGATACTCTCTCGTCGCCAGTACCAGAAACTGATGCAGTGGAAACGGCAATTCCGGACAACGAAAAAACCGAATGCAAAGTGGAAGTCGAACCATCTGTAGAGCGTGAGGGGCCGTTCTACTTCCTCTTCACCGACAAGGATGGCGAAAAATACGGTCGCGCAAACAAACTTTCTGGTCTGGATAAGGCGCTGGCTGCCGGGGCTACTGAAATCACGAAAGAAGAATATTTCGCCCGCAAAAACAGTACATACTCAGGTTCACAACAAAATACTGGTGCATCTGACACGACCGCACAGCCAGAACCGGTAAAAGTTACCGCTGACGAAGTAAACAAAATTATGCAGGCAGCCAATATCAGCCAGCCTGACGCCGATGAACTGCTTGCAGTATCACGTGGTGAATTTGTTGAAGGGATTAGCGACCCGAATGATCCGAAATGGGTTAAGGGGATCCAGACCCGCGATTCTGCGAACCAGAACCAGCAAGAAACGGAACAGAACGACCAGAAAGCGGAACAAAACAGCCAAAATACGCAACAAAACGAGCCAGAAACGAAACAACCTGAACCAGTAGTGCAACAGGAACCGGAAAAGATCTGCACCGCCTGCGGTCAGAGCGGTGGCGGCAACTGCCCTGATTGTGGTGCGGTGATGGGTGACGCAACATACCAGGAAATATTCGATGGAGAGAATCAGCCTGAAGTTCAGGAAAATGATCCGGAGGAAATGGAAGGCACTGCGCATCAGCACAAGGAGAACACTGGCGGCAATCAGCATCATGCCAGCGATAGTGAAACTGGCGAGGCGTCAGATCCCTTAATTAAGGCGAACGGTCATCATAATCTCACATCCACCAGCAGAGCGGGGATTCATCTGATGATCGACCTTGAAACCATGGGAAAAAATCCCGATGCCCCGATTATCTCAATAGGTGCAATATTTTTCGATCCGCAAACCGGAGATATGGGACCGGAATTTAGTAAGACTATCGATCTGGAAACTGCTGGCGGAGTCATTGATCGGGACACCATTAAATGGTGGCTTAAACAATCACGCGAAGCGCAATCTGCCATTATGACCGATGAAATCCCGTTAGATGATGCACTGTTACAATTGCGGGAATTTATCGACGAAAACTCCGGTGAATTTTTTGTTCAGGTCTGGGGAAATGGAGCCAACTTCGACAACACTATTTTGCGCCGTTCATACGAGCGGCAGGGGATCCCCTGCCCGTGGCGTTACTACAACGATCGCGATGTACGCACAATCGTTGAGCTGGGGAAAGCCATAGACTTCGATGCCAGAACTGCTATCCCATTCGAAGGTGAGCGCCATAATGCACTTGATGACGCTCGTTACCAGGCAAAATACGTTTCAGCTATCTGGCAAAAACTGATCCCGAGTCAGGCTGATTTTTAATGTTCAACCGTCGCCAGTTGTCGTTGGTATTCTGCAACTGGCGCGTTCCGGAGTGATAGCCATGAGCGAACAGTACCTGATAACGCTCGACGAGTGGAAACCAAAACGGTTCAGTCTCCCAATAACAAACACTACCCTGGTGAAATACGGAAAACTAGGATACATCGTTCCAAGACCACAAAAAATTCGTGGGCGTTGGCTGATAGATCGCCGGGCAGTATTTGTTGGACCTGGTGAAACGGGAATTGCGCCGGAAATTCATACTGGCGATGATGATGCACTGAAGGAGATTTTAACTCATGTCACCGAGGCCACGAAAAAACAGCACTGACGTAACCGGTCTTTACGAAAAGTTTGATCGCAGAACTGGCAGGGTTTACTACCAGTATAAAAACCCTGTGACTGGAAAATTTCACGGTCTCGGAACAGACAAAGGCAAAGCAGAAAAAATCGCTTCCACAGCCAATCAGCGAATAGCTGCAGCAGAAGCTGAATATTTCATGCGCAAAATTGATGAAAGTCCGTCAGCAACAAAACGTCGGGGCATCAGATTAAAGGCATGGGTTGATCGATATCTGAAAATACAGGACGCGCGACTGAAAAATGGAGATATTGCAGCTACAACTCACAAAGAAAAAACTCGAATGGCTGCATACCTGGTTTCCCGTCTGGGAAACCACCCATTGAAAGAACTGGAAGTAAGAGACTTTGCATTAATACTGGATGAGTGGCTGGATAAAGACATGGTCAGCACAGCGAGAGTAAATCGTGGATTATGGGTTGATATTTATAAAGAAGCACAGCATGCAGGGGAAGTTCCTCCTGGATGGAATCCTCCGGAGGCTACCCGTAAACCGATCCCTAAAGTAACCAGAGCCAGGCTCACCATGGAAGACTGGCAAAAAATTTACAATGCAACGCCTGAAAAACACTTTATCCGTAACGCAATGCTTCTTGCGATTGTTACTGGTCAGCGCCGTGATGACATTTGCCACATGCGTTTTTCAGATGTGTGGAACGAACACTTGCATATCACCCAGGGAAAAACCGGAATGCGTCTGGCGTTACCGCTTACACTACGCTGTGATGCCATTGGGATAACGTTAAAAGAAGTTATTGATGGGTGCCGAGACAGAATATTAAGTCCATATCTAATCCATAGTCGGCACCAGAAACAACCGAAGCCGATGAGTAAAGACAACCTGAGCGACTACTTTGCCAAAGCACGGGATCTGGCTGGGATAATTCCACCAGCAGGAAAAACTCCGCCAACATTTCATGAACAACGCTCTCTATCAGAACGGCTGTACCGTGCACAGGGGATCGATACAAAAACATTACTAGGGCATAAAGTCCAGGCAACCACCGATCGCTATAACGATACTCGAGGTCAGGAATGGGTTAAGTTGGTTATTTGA